TAAGTCATTTTGGCGTTGGCGTTCTTACAATGGGGTTAATCGCCACGATCATCACATTCATATCAGCTTTACCAAAAAGGGTGACAAAGATTCTTCGTTCTTCCAAATCCCAATGCTAGGAGCAAACACATGAACATGAAAAACCCTCTCGTCCTTACAGCTGGTGCATTCCTCTCAGCTTGGGCTGCAAGCAACTTTGATGTTGATTATCGCGCAATCCTTTGGGCGATTCTAGCTGGCGTCTTTGGTTATGCCACTCCGAAAAAGTAATGACAGCGCAAGACTGGGCGGCTGTTGTAGCTGTTGCGCTGACCGTTATTGGTTCATTTATTGGTGCTGTGAAATGGTTAGTCAAGCACTACCTGAACGAATTAAAGCCAAACTCAGGAAGCTCGATGCGTGACCAAATAACTGCATTAGAAGCGCGTGTTGAAACGATTATTCGTATCCTAGAGAGGTAACAATTATCTCATGGCAAGAAAAGCAACTCAGAAGCTAACGGATGAAGGCTATTCCAAGTTAGACGCGTGGGCTATTGGTGTGCATGAAATGTATCGTGCATTGCGCCGCGCAGGTTTCCCAGTTGATTTGGCGCTTGCCATAATTGTTGAGAAGAACGCATATCCTGAATGGATATTGCCTAACCCAATTAACCCAAATATCCCAGAGCCAGACTGGTATGACGATGAGGATGAATGAAAAGAACTGTTGTAGTTCCAGACTTACAAGTTCCCTATCACGATCCAGTAGCAGTAAAAAATGTTGCAGCGTATATTAAAGCTGTACGCCCCGATTCTGTCGTCACTCTCGGTGATGAAATCGACTTACCACAAATTTCCCGATGGACAGAAAACACTCCAGGATGGTACGAGCAGACACTAGCAACCGACAGAGATGAAGCAGTCGAGGTTCTCTGGTCATTAGTTGAACACGCTAAAGATGCTCACATGATCCGTAGCAATCATACAGACCGTCTTTACAATGTCATCATGAAGAAGATTCCAGCGTTTCTTGCATTGCCTGAGTTACGCTTTGAGAAGTTCTTAAAGCTCGATGAACTAGGCATCACTTATCATAAGAAGCCCTACGCCATCGCTAGAGGCATCGTGGCAGTTCATGGTGACGAAGGAAGCGTAAAGCCTACACCTGGTCTTACAGCCCTTGAAGCGGCTCGTAGACACGGTATTAGCGTTATCTGTGGACACACACACAGAGCAGGTCAATCAGCCTTTACAGAGGCTTCAGGGGGCAAAATAGGGCGTATCCTGAGAGGTTGGGAAGGTGGACACCTTATGGATGTCCGACAGGCTCATTACACTAAAGGCACAATGAACTGGCAACAGGCGTTCATAGTCATCGAGGAAGTCGGGACAAATGTGCAGGTCAGCATCATTAACCTAGAAAAGGACGGTACCTTCGTTGTGTCAGGTAAGAGATACGGGCGCGCTCGGTAACGATGTCCTACGGGATATTGATGACCAAATGGATGACTCAGAATTGTTACCGTTTCGTTATCAAAATCTACTGAATAAATCCCACTAGCTGTGTAACACTTTCCCTGTTCCTGAAATACAGGACAAGAAAGGGCTAAATGATAATTAACTCAATGACGATTCTGATAGTGGCAGGTGTTGGATTGCTGTCTTACTTCTCATTCCGTTGGGGTCAGGAAACTGGCTACGATCAAGGGCTGGTAGATGGTCGCAAAGCCGTCCGAAAGTATTACGAGCAGGTTGGTCGATGAAAGCAACTGAGGCGCTTATCAATGCAATCGACATTATGCAAGATCGTGGCAAGGTCTACGGTCATCCGAAAATCAATCAAGGTCGCATCGCTGCAAGGCTATCCTGTCTACTTGATTACCCAATCACAGACGCTCAGGCTGCTCTTGCAATGGTCGAAGTCAAGCTCGCAAGAATCACAGAAACACCAGGACACACAGATTCTTACATCGATGCAATCGCTTACCTAGCAATTGCAATCCAACTACAAACAGAGGCAGATGAACTTTATGTTTAACCTAGAAGATTATGAAACAGTTGAAGTACGCCTAGAGAAGTTCATCAAGGACTTCCCGGACTTCAGAGTAGAAACAGAGTTAGTGAGTTTCCAAAATGACAGATACATTGTTAAAGCATGGATTTATCGTACTTTCGCTGATAGCACGCCGTTCTCCTCAGGGCTCGCTGAGGAAACGATTAGCAGTAGAGGCGTTAATGCAACTAGCGCATTGGAAAACTGCGAAACTAGCGCGATCGGCAGAGCGCTTGCGAACGCTGGTTATGCAAGCAAGGGTAAGCGACCAAGTAAAGAGGAAATGGTTAAGGTCGCAAGAACAAAGTTCGCAGACAAACCGAAAGAATATATCCCTGTCGTGAATGAATCTGATCCGTGGACTATTAAAACTGTGGCAGCACCTAGCACTTCAGCTGAAGCAGTTGAATTGGTCAAAGACATCATAGGCGGCACAACAGACAAAGATGTTCCACGATGTGAGCATGGTGAGATGGTGTGGGCTACTGGTACTTCTAAGGCTGGTAAGCCGTGGGGTCACTTCAAGTGCGTAGGCGCAGCTAGTGGGGCAATGCTTCGATGTGGAAAAGGCGATGACATTATCTGGTATGAGATAGCACCGAATGGATCATGGCGACCACAGAAGGTGAGGGCATGATGAACTTTGTCAAAGATATTAAGAAACTATTTGTGTATAACGAAAATACGCGATTATTACTATCAATTCAAGACAAACGAATTACGGATTTAGTTAATCGAATACGCTTGTTGGAAGAAAGTAGGGTAAATAATGGGTGAAATGGTAATCTTTGAGGATGGCACAGCAACCGTCATGGGCGGACAGCTCGAAGAACCGCAGGATATTGTTATCTATTGCGATCTTTGCAATGAACCTGTGGCTATTACTCCAGAGGCTAATGACCAGGTATTTGTTACCTGCCTAAGGTGTCACGCAGTTAGCCAAATCAACATCAAGGCAAACAAAGATCCTGATGAGCCAACAGAGCCGTAAGCATCGAGGGTACGCGACTGAAAGGCTTGTGGCATCATATTTGCAGCAATGGTGGTCACACGCTAGCGTAGGTCGAGGTCAAGGGAAGGATGTTCTCGGAGTTCCGTTCGACATCGAGATCAAGGCACGCAATTCTCTTGACATAAGTGGAACGCTCCGCCAGATAAAAGCACGAACTTCGAAGTCGGGGGAACTCGGATTCGCTTGCTTCCGATTAAACGGGATGGGATCTGCATCAGTCGAGCAATTCGTCTGCATGTTGCCGTTAAAGGATCTGGTGGAGCTTCTGCGAAAGGCAGGCTATGACAGGCTTCCACCTGATATTGATTGGGAAGCAGCAATCGAACGATGTAATTCATGTGGTACTCAGAAAATTAAATGGTGGGAGTGCAAAACCTGTGAGAAAGAAGCGCCTAATGCCGATGTATGAATACCGTTGTCCAATCTGTAATACACAGATGGAGTTAGAACTATCTATGGATCATGATTTAGTTAGATGCACAGATTGTGGTGCTCAAGCTAATCGCATCTATTCAGTACCTGGCTTAGTGTTTAAGGGAAAGGGCTTCTATATAAATGACTCAAAAAATAAATGATGAGGATTGCCCATGCTTTTACTTTGCTACATGTCCAGATAAAGGAGCGCACTTAGAAGAATAAGAAACGCCGTTCTGACCAGCACTTATAGAAATGGATTTGACATGACCAGTACACTCAGAGGGCTAGAGCACATCAGGTGCTCAGAGCGAGCCGCTAAGCGGAGAGCTCGCTCGGTAGCAATCGTGTTAGGGGGAGCTCTATGCTTCTCCTTTGTATCAGCTGCAAGTGCGACAAACGATCCTAATAAAAGACTTACTTCAAAAGAGTATGCACAAGGACAATTAACAGTTAAGCATTGGAAATGTTTAGCTACTCTTTATGGAAAAGAATCAGCATGGAATTACAAAGCAGTAGGTAATTTAGAAGGTACTCAAAGAGTCTATGGAATACCACAAGGTAAGAGTGAATGGCTAAAGGATGCTAACCCATTAGAGCAGATTGATTGGGGCTTACGATACATAGGGCATAGGTACGGTTACACTATGACTCATGAAGGTAAGCAACCCAATACATGCAAAGCCTTAGATCATTGGAAGCGTAAGGGATGGCACTAGATAAATTAA